TGAAAAGTTGCGCATTTTAGTTTAGAAACAAAAAATATAGGTCAACTTAGGCATGTTAATCATTTTTAAACAGCATTGGTACTGTGCATTTTAAAAATGAAGTTTTATTTAATTATTTACTAAAATACTTCGTATGAGTATTTAGTTGGAGAAAGCGAGGCCACCCATACCGGACTGGATGCGGAGGACGTTGTAGTTGGTCGCGAACATGTGCATGTTCACGGCATGGCCCGCCGCGTTCATCTTAACCGCAACCTGCGCGTTATCGATGCGGGAGAAGTTGCAGGTACCAGTTGGCTGGTGCTCCTCGGGCTTAAGCGCGAAGGAATACGCGTAGACACCCGCGTATGGGGCACCGGTGTGGTGGAAGTAGGGCTGTACCTGGTTGAAGTACTTACCCTTCTGCTCCTTGAAGCGGTCCTGGCCGTTGAGGACAAGCTTGAAAGTGTCAAGGGGACCGACAGCCTCCTCGGTGAAGGTGGAGGTACCACCGGCAGTGCCAACCTTGAGGAGGGGCGCACCGGAAAGGGAGGTGGGCACGAACGCGTTGGAGGCCGCGAGGGTGGTGTCAGACTCAATGACAACGTCACCCGCCGCGGACGCAGAGGTGAAGTTCCAAAGAGAATCTGGGCTGGTGTTAGAGAAGCACCAAGCGAGCTCCTTAACTGGGTGGTTGTAGGAAAGGCGAACCTGCTTGGTCGCGGAGGCAGTGACAGTGTCAGTGCCAGTGTGCTGAACCTGCTCAATGAGGTACTCGTGGCCCTTCTGTGCGAAACGGCGACGCTCCTCGGTGTCAAGGTAGATGTAGTTCGCCCACACCTTGAAGACACCGGGGTTGAGGTAGACGGACATGTCCGACGCGAGGTCGACATCGACGCGGACCTCGTGGTACTGGAGGGCGATGAGGGGGAGGTAAAGACCTGGGTTACGGTTAAAAAAGAAGATAAGAGGAAGGTAAACAGTCTTGCCGTCTTCCGCGGTGGTCATCTTGCCCCAAGTGGCCTTCTTGGACTCGTCGAGGTAAAGCTCGGAGTAGAGACGCCACCACTTCTGGTAGTGCTTGTCGATACGCTGACCACCAATGGAAAGCTCAACGTTGTTAATCGCACGCTCGGCAACCCAGCACGCCGCCGCGGAGGTCTGGGCGTTGGACTCGAGCTCGAGGTACATGTCGCCGACGAGATCACCGTTGCGCGCAACGGTGACGGACACGCGGCCGGAGTTCGCGGCAGTACCGTTGACGGTCTGCTCGATGTTCTCCATCGCGAAGTTGGTGTGGCGCTTGTATTTCGCCTGGAAGAAGGTCACCTCAGGGTTACCGGTAAGGTAAACATCCTGGGCACCGTACGCTACGAGTTGCATGAGACCACCGGCCATTGTGAGAGTTGTTGTACTATAAGCAGAGAAAATAATTTTGGGAAAATGCGAATTTTCCACACACAAAAATTCTCAGTCAAGACTAAATGTCACAACCTGAGGAAGAAATTGAATCGGAAATCGAAGAGGGGGAGATCGTGTCTGTTACAGACGAAGACGAAGACGAAGAAGAAATTGATGATGAGGAGTTATTTGTTGATGAAGGTGTTGATATAGCTGAACTTCTTACAAACTTGATGGCTACAAGTGAAGGTGATACAGTTTGCACTGCACTAGTAAATATCGGCCTTCAAATGCAAACCCAAAATAAAATACTTATAAAAATTTTGAGTAAACTTCAAAAAGCTTAGAGAAAAAAATTGTATATAAGAAAACATGGAACTGGAACCCACCTGTTTCATCGATAAGGACTGTGATCAATCTAAGATTATATGTGACATATTACAAAAACATGTTCAATCGATGAATAAGGAAGAAGTAAGTGGTGTCGTAGAAAATTTAGAGCATGGATGGGGTTTAAAATTTACAAACTTCCAAGATGCACGAGAACTGGGGTATCATCAGTTTTTACATGAAAATTGTTTTGATGTTGATGGGAATCCTGATCCATCAAAGATTGATATTCCTATGATGAGAGATAATTATACAAAACAACTCCGTTTTGTTCAGGATGTTTACTACCATATTAAATTAAATATCGAAAATGATAAAAATGATGACGAGGAATTTAGTCTATTGAAACGTGTCAATAATATCATCAAGCAAATTGAAAATGGTTTTGAAAACGTTCGAAGACATTACAACTCGTATGAACTTGTTACAAACCCAACTGCAGTTCCACTAACCAATTCTCTTTCCGATCCCTCTACGTTGGGTGAAGATGACATTGAAAGTGCCACTCCATTTCAGCAATGTTTGCTGTTTACACTCGATGAGATATATAAAAATGGGTACCGGAGATACAAGGGGTATTGTTGTGAAGAAATAAAAACAGTTGAAGGATACAGAACCAGAGCTTGGAAACAAATTCACACTATCGAACATTTTGTACATACACTCGCTCGAAAGAATAATAACTTCAAGATGTGGAAAAACTTCACAAGTAGGGGGTCAACGGTCAGGGATGTCGTTGATAATATCTCTAAATGTGTAGATCACCAGTTTCCTGAAATCCACAAGAGAAGGCATGTGTGGTCTTTTAGAAATGGTGTTTTTGTTGGTAAGCAGTTTAATGCTGATACTGATCAATATGAGTGCCGTTTCTACCCTTACGAGAGTAAAGAATTTATGTGCCTCGACCCAACAATCGTTGCATGTAAATACTTTGATCAGTCATTTAACCATTTTCCAGATATTCAAGACTGGAAAAAGATCCCAACACCCTACTTTGACAGTGTATTGAAATACCAAAAGTTCGAAGACGATGTATGTGATTGGGCTTATGCGATGGGTGGAAGGCTTTGCTTTGATATCAATGAAATGGATGGTTGGCAGGTGATTCCATTCTTCAAGGGTATCGCCAGGTCTGGTAAATCTACACTGATTACCAAAGTTTTCAAGAAGTTTTATGAAAACGAAGATGTTGGAACACTTTCAAACAACATCGAAAAGAAATTTGGATTATCGGCTATTAAAGATTCCTTCATGTTCATCGCACCAGAGGTTAAAGGTGATCTCGCCCTCGAACAAGCCGAATTCCAGTCTATTGTATCAGGTGAAGATGTCTCCGTCGCAGTTAAGAATAAAACGGCTGTCTCAATTGAATGGACGGTGCCGGGTGTACTTGGAGGCAATGAAGTTCCCAACTGGAAGGACAATTCAGGGTCGGTTCTTCGTCGCATTTTACCATGGAACTTTGGTAAACAGGTACGAGAAGCAGATCCCCTACTTGATAAGAAACTGGACAAGGAGCTTCCAGTTATTTTGTATAAATGTGTGTGGGCCTACCTAGATTTTTGCAAAAAGTATTCTGATCAGGACATCTGGAATGTTGTACCCGAGTACTTCAAAAAGATACAGAAACAGGTAGCCATGGTGGCAAGCGTTCTTCACCATTACCTCGAGTCTACCGGTATCGAATTTGGTACGGGATTATTCGTGCCACAAAAATTGTTCGTTAGTTCATTTAATCAGCACTGCGTAGCTAATAACCTGGGAAAACATAAATTTAATGCTGATTTTTACAATGGACCATTCAGTTCTAGAAATATCGAAGTGAGGGATGAAACAGTAACATACAAGGGTCGTGTATATCCAAGGCAGCCGGTCATCTATGGTCTAGATATCATAAGCGATGAAGCCATTGATTTTACAGACAACTTTTAAAAAAAATACTTACCTATACTAATATGAGCCAGGAGGTCAAAGAGTTCATAAAAAATTCAGGTGTTGAAATTAGACCTTCTACAACACCATCATTCCCACCACAGTTTGAGCGAAATATCGTTAGTGGTCCGATATATAACGAATTTCCAAAACCCGACGAACCCCCACAATTAACAAACGAAATGAAAGGATATTTTGCTTCGATGCGGGACGAGGTACATGTAAGCAAACTCAACCTAGGTATGTACAATGCAACCGTCAACAAAACATTTGGCAAAGCCGATCGCGTCGATTTAAAAAAAATTCTGATGAAAACCCCAATGGGTAAAACTTCTATTGGTGAAGGTCTTTATGTAGACACCCAAGATATTGTTGGATATCATGGGCAGTTTAAGACTGGATTTTCACACACAAAAAAATATGGACCGAAAGGTAATATCAATTTACCATTCTTCTCGGTACAATTTAAACTAAAAGTCTCTACCGACAACGAGAGTGGGGGGTCCACTGTAAATGTGTTCAAAAACGGAAAACTTCGGTTTTCTGGTGGCTTTGTGGGAACCAATATTTCTAATCAAGCCGAACTTATAAGAAACTTTATCATAAATACATACACCGATAGACAAGACTTTTTATACAATCCATTCGAGTACAATAATTTGAGTGGAACTTTTATGATTAACGGCATTTTCAAAAACTTTGTACAAATAGGTAGAAATCATCGTCAACTTGGTATCTCTTATATATCATATGAACCTGAACTGACCCCCTTTATGTACCTGACATACAATGAACACAAGTATATTCTAAATAAATCTGGTAATGTGCAAATTTCGGGATCAAAAAATCCCAAAGAGATGGCAAACGCGTATAACAATGGAAGTGAACTTATGGAGCTTTTATATGAAAAGGGGTACATTGAACTTACTGGTGAATTCCCCAAAAAGGCTATAAAAACGACTATGGTGCCAAAGATTAGAGGGAAATCCACTGCCAAACCAAAACCAAGGGGTAAAGCTAAAACGACACGCGTTTTTATGATTGGATCTAGAAAGTGTGGGAGCTTGAAAAAACCCGAACTCGTAGATATTGCTAAAAAAATGGGTGTCGTCGACATTTCAAAAAAAGATTCTAAGATTGACATCTGTAAAAAAATTGAAAAGATGTCCAATAAAAAGAATGTGACATTTAAAAATACTGAAAAAAATCGAAATGTGGCACTCCGAAATACAGGATCTTCCTTCAAAATCAATAAATCTAAGTGTGTAAACTATTCAAAGACTGAATTAGTTCGTTTAGCTAAAATTTTAAACATTCCTATAGATCCCAAAGACACAAAGATAACCATCTGCTCCAAAATTGAAAAAATTCGAAACGAACTTGCCAAGCCAAAGCCAAAGCCAAAGCCAAAGCCAAAGACTCCAAACAGCAACAACAACAATAACAACTTTGCTGCAAATTTGGAAAGAGCCATGATTAACGAAGAAAAGAAGCGTAAGAGGGGTCTCAACGATAACACAATTCGTCGAGATCTTAAAAAACTCTACGGTGACAAATGGATAAAGAGGTACAATCCATCCCTTAATCAAGATGTGAAGAACGTGAAAAAGGAGTTGAACAATATTTCTAAAGTAAACAAAAAAGGATATCCTTTCAAAAAAGATATCGATGTAGTCAAAAAGCGTATGGTCGCTCAATGGAAAATGGAAAGGAGGAGGGAACTTGAAAAGAAATATCTTATGAACACCGTGAATGTTACGGGTGTAAATTATGCTCTCAGAGCGAATTACAAAAAAGCCGCTGCCAATTACATCATGAACCAAAAAACTGCCCCAAGTAAAAAGAAAATGGATGATTACAGAAAATATTGGTTAAAGTTTAGAGCTAACGTTAACACAAATGGCAACGCGCGACGAAATTTTATCCCGGCTCGAGCTCGGGTTGAAAAAGTATAATCATGGCGTTAGAGTTAATGATGATACAAGGACGTGGGGAACTAAAAAAAATTCCTGGTTGGACATGGCGAGGGAAGAATTTTTAGATGCTATCATTTACATCATCGCAGATTATATTCGCATCGGTAGGAATACAAAAGAAGGTAAAAGCCTACTTGAAATAGAGTTTAATGACTATTACAGGAAGGATGATAATAAACTAATTATGTATATTGTAGACAACTACACTAAATTAGATAGTCCAAAACATAAAATGATGTTGTGGAACATTTTTAACATTTTACGTTCTTGTTAATTCTTTTTTCGGGTTCTGCAGTTTGCTTCAAATGAATTGTATGATAGGAAAAATCATATTTTGGAAACGAACGTTTTATCAAATCTGAAATCGCGACAGCATCAATGAAATTGGGTACACCTGAACACACTGAATTTCGTTCAACTTGGAGAAATCTATCCTCCCATTGCACGAAATTTTTTACTTTTTCTGATGATAAGTCATCATTCACCATTTTATAATACATTTCTTTGGACTTACCTTGGCTCATGTGAAAGTTTTTAGAGCCTGGAACCTCATCCGATCTAATTGTTTTTTCATACATCATTGAAAAGACAACTATGGCCGCTATAATGTAGAACATCTTAAAATATACTGATATTATTTTACTTTGACATTGTCTCTGTCTCTGGCCATATTCTTCTCGATCCACACCGCAAGTGTGGTGCTACCAAAGCCATATCCTCCCGGAAGCTTACGGCGGTCTTTTGTTTGGTTCTCCGGTGCAGGG